CAAAAGATAAGCCAGAGGATACGGCAGTACCTGCAGAACCCGGATGCGCTGTTCAGAAGAGTGCGCGATGCATCCGGTAAGCTGGTCCCCTCGCAGCGCATGAGAGACTATCATCCGGGACAGGGAGTATACCGAAGCGCTTATAAAAACGCAATGAGGGTGGCACGGAGCGAAACGAATATGGCATACCACAGCGCAGACAACATGCGCTGGAGCCAGATTGATTTTGTGAAAGGCATCAAGATATCCCTTAGCGCAAGTCATCCACATTACAACTTCTTGGAGATATGTGAAGAGCTGGCAGGGGTTTATCCGAAAGACTTCCAATGGACCAATTGGCACCCCAATTGCTTATGCCATGCCACTCCCATACTTACCAGCCACACTAATTTCAGAGAATACCTCAAGACAGGACAAAGAGAAGTTAATAACTACGTGACCGAGTACCCGGAGAGCTTCAAGGGATACATAAAAAACAATTACGAAAGGCTCAACAACTACAAGTCCGTGCCCTATTGGATGCAAAATAACATGGAAATTATTGGAAAATACGTAAATGTTTAGTATCTTAGCTCTATGAAACGATTAATACCCATATTGTTATTTGTAGTTTTTATTTTTGCATCATGCGAGAAAGAAAGCTGCTGGAGGTGTCAGCATATCAATGTCCAGACGGGTGAAGAATTTCATGAAACCTATTGTGGTATAACTCAGACTGGTATCGTGATACTCGAAGAGAATCTTCTCGATGAGCACATTGTATCCCATTGTTCAGAAATAAGGTAGATGCTAAAATAATACCAGATATCGGTTGCCGGTAAACATGCCAGGACAAAGGAACCGGATAGCCTCTCATTACTGAGGGGCTATTTTTATTGTCCGAAATACTGCCATTTGTCAGTAAAACGCTGTTAACTGTTCATAAATTATTAACATATGGTTTAGTCGCACACCTTTCAATGCGGTAATTTTGTATTAAACATTGCAACAGATACTGCCAAAAAGCAGTTTAATTGCTAATAAGGGGTAAACAACTAAACCTTAATATTTTTATGAAAGAAAAAATTTTATCATTCCTGAAAACCAAACTCAATGGGGTACAGGAAAATTATTTATCCGGGATTGCAGACCACTACGCAAAAACCGTGACAGAAGAATCACAGATCGAGACAACGCTGACAGACGGGGTCATTGATCTTCTAAAGCTCAACGCTGCTTATTTTCAGACAGAAGGAGACCGCAGGGCAACAGAAGCAGCAGACACAGCACTTAAAAATTACCGGAAGAAACACGGACTTGACGAAAACGGTAAGCCTATAAACACAGGTGACCCGAAAAAGAAAGACAAGGACGACAAACCGGACCCGGATGAGCCTGCATGGTTCAAAGCATATCGTGAAGCGAAAGATGCTGAGATAGCAGAGCTCAAGAACACATTTGAACAACAGAAGAAGGAAAAGGCTTTGAGTGCACTGACTGATAAAGTCAAGACGCATGATAAGCTAAAAGGGATTCCGGCTTCATTTCTCAAAGGACGTAATCTGGTCCCAGGATCGGAGGACGAAATCGATCAACTGGCTGCATCCATAGAAGCAGATTACACAGCATTCAAACAGGAGATGGCAGAACAGGGGGTACATATCTCAGTACCGCCAGCGGGCGGCAGCGGCATTAAGGAAGGTGCTGCACTCGGCAAAGCGATTGCCGAGAAGAAAAACACCAACACGTCTGATGGTGTGAAAGGTAAGACGATATAACTAACTAAAAGAAAAAATTAAATGAACATAACAGAAACATCCATACCGGGAAGAAACGTCGTATGGGAGTCAATCCTTGACGAGGTTCCTGGAGGTGTGTCAGTCGATGTTACCAGGCTGGACTATACAGCCGACGGTAAAGAATACCTCCCGGCAGGCACACCAGTGTATGTTGACCTTTCGACCAGGGTAGCTGAAGTATGTAAGTCAGCCGCTGCAGCAGCATCGGGGACCGCTACAACAGTAATACTACCCAAAGAGCACCACTTTAAGGTCGGAGACTCAATAACAGACTTTGCATATTGCTGTATCATCTCAGACATTACGGAAGGTGATGATACGGATACTCTCACAGTCCCAACAGGACTTATAACAGCTTTGGGCACCGTATATGGAGAAGCAGCCTCGGCTGCATCCGGTGCTTATGCCTCATCCCTGAGATATACCCCTAATGGTATGCTCAAGGACAAGATACGCATAGCAGAAGGCAATGCCGATGGCGCTGTTGTCAAGATAGGTTCAGCTCGTGAAGATGCTCTCACCTTCCCGATACCTGACACTTATCAGATAGCTCTCCGCGGAGGAAGCTCCGGGACAGGAACCAGTTTAATAACCTTAGTTTAACCTTAGTACAATATGAAAACACCAATTATAGAAGGCGTAACCCAGGCAGGACTGGAATCCTATCTCGCAGCAAGGCAGTATGAGGAATTATACTGGCCGACATTATTCCCGCTCAAGAACGTCGATCTACTCGACGGGAAAACACTCATCGGCGCCGTTGGCAGCCGTGTAGCAGCTCACGTTATCTCGTATAACTCGAAAGCACCGGAAGCCGGAAGAAAAACACTCACCACAAGGCATTTTGATATCCCGAAAATAGCACAGTCAAGGCGCAAAGAAGAAAAGGAGATCCTCGAACACAGGATCACCAGAAGCATCAGAGGCAATGACGCAGTTATTGAGGATTACTTCAACGATGTCGACTTTGTCTTTGACAGCGTCATGGGACGACTGGAATGGATGGCTCTTACAGCCCTCTCGACAGGATACCTGCAGTTATCAACAACTAACAATCCGCAGGGTATCATCAACGAAACGACCATTGACTTCGGACTACCGTCAGATAACAAGAAATGTGTTTCAGTTGTATGGGACTCCACTACTGCCGCCAATGGCACAATGGTACCGATAACTGATTTCCTTGCCGTTGTAAAAGCAGGACGTGCTGCAGGAATTAAATTCAGCAGGATATTGATGACAACCGATACCTTTGACCTGATGTGTACTGCAACCGGCTTCACGAAGTATTTTGCAAATACACAGCTAAGCTCTGTCACCACAGCACTCACATTGGAGAATATCAACCAGGTGCTGACAGCTTACCGTATACCTCCGATAACACTTATTGATACTTATGTTGGTATCGAGGACAAGGCAGGTGACATAACACAGGTTAACCCCTGGTCAACGACTCACATACTGTTTGTCCCTGACGTAGCTGTCGGGCAGATGTATAACGGGCCGATAGCCGAGCAGCTTGAAAAGCCGGATGGAGTACTCCTCTCAACAAGAGGTAACGTCTCACTCTCAATACGAAGAGAATACAACCCCGTCAGTGTACTGACCAAAGGTGAATGTAATGCATTCCCATCATGGCCAACCGTTGACAGGTGTTTCAACCTCTATACAGCCAATGCTAGCACATGGGCTTAATAGATTCCTCTCATCTCTTTAATTAGAAAGGGCCGTCTTAGCCGGCGGCCTTTTTTTTAAAACATTTGTGTGATGACATACCTCGAAGCACTGAAAGCAAAACTCAACTACCCACTAACGGATAACGCCTTCACTCTGGCATTGACCGATAGGGGGATTACAGCATCAGCAGACTACAGCAATATCAGCAGTTTTCAATTGGCTTATGCCGATACCATAATGACACTTTTAACATCTCCTAACATACGCGAAGGAGGGTACTCAATATCGCTCAGCGAGAAAGAGAGCCTGAAGAAACTAGCACAGGGGATATATGAAGCCAATGGAGAAGCCGGGCCAATACCGAAACCCACTGCTAAATTTGTTCAACGCTGGTAGCTATGGAACAGTACCCAGACAGCATTGCAATTACCGTTCACGCCTCTGCCTCCCTTAGCAGCGGTGTATGGACGGCAGGGGCAACATCCGCTTATACCTTCGACTGCCGGGCAGAAGTGAACGGCACGGGAAGGAAGATACCCGGAGATGACGGAGTACTGATTGATTATGCTTTCGATGTTTATATGCCACAAACAACAACGATAATACCCAGAGATAGCGATTATGTTCTCACCTCACTGCTCAACGGCATAGTAGAGGGCAAAGTGAAACGATCATCCAACGGACAACTAAATTCAAGGCTATGGCTCTAAAAAGCAATTATAACTCTGCCAGTTTCGGACGCGACATACAGCGCCAGGCAGATAGCATACATGAGCGCATCCTTCAGACATTTATCCGCGCAGGAGAAGAGTTCGTTAAACAGGCCCGCGAACAGATGCAGGAACATGCAATGGGGACATATAAGGACATAACAGCTAATCTGAGAAACTCCATCGGTTATTACATCTTTCAAGATGGCAAAGCTATATTTCAAAACCCGGCCAGCAGCGATTATGCCGGACCGGAGTCAGAAGGGCGACTATCGAAAAGCGAGATTGAAAGTGCTAACACGGAGGCTATCAGGAGTATTATCAATCCGAGAGGTTTTCAGCTTATTGCAGTGGCAGGAATGAACTACGCTTCATACGTCGAATCAAAAGGGTACAATGTTATATCATACCAAGTTGACGTGATGGTTGTAAACCTGATGAGAGACCTGGAGTACCTCAATGTATTAGACAAAGGATCCGCAGCCAGATATGAAGAATCGATAATGCCGCAGTGATGACAGCTTTTAAATCGACAGACGAAGTAATGAAGATTGTTGAAGGACTACTGGGAAGCATATCCCAGCCGAAATACCTTAAAAACAGTCCGGAAGATCTCTCGCCGTCAGTGAAAGAATATGTTGTTATTAATGCGCTGCCGATAAATGTCAACGTGATGCAGAAGTGCTATGTCAACGTAAATTATCACGCCAGAGACATAGGACCGGGCAGGTACGATTATACGACACTTGCCTCAGCTTCACATTTCATAGCATCAGCCCTTGACGGGGTGACAGCATCGAGTTACATGATTGACCTGGAGTACCAGAAGACAATACCGGAACCGAAGAGAGGGGAACATTACACAAATATGAGATTTAGTTTCAAATACATTAATAAATAGAAGAATATGTCAGTTTACATATATGGAATATCCACAGTCAAGTACGGTGATGCGGCAGAGACAAACGAAATGCCGTCAGCACTTACGACTCTACCCAATACCGTTAAAGGATCAGTGATGCTTGATGAGACAGAAGGAACGACAACTAAGTTCTGGGTCGATCAGCAGTATGCACCAATACGGTCCGTAAAGACGGAAGAAGGAGAGCTCTCTGCAGTGATGCAGTTCTATGACATGACTTTCGCAACTCTGGCCGCACTCAAAGGAGGCACAGGCGACGCGTCAGGCTACACTCCCGCAACAGGCTACGTGACCGTTGAAAAGTCGCTGGAGATAACAACCGATGCAGGCTATAAATTCCTCATGTACAATGCAGCTATCGAAGCCCGTATTGTAGGGGGACTTAGCCGTGACAACATGTTGGCCGTCGAGATGAAGGCATCGCCTCAACTTACGGCCGATAACGCCGGAAGTTGGAAAATCGAAACAGTGTAACATGAAGGACTCCCTCTGATAAGGAGGGAATCCTTTTAAACTATGCAGGAGCAATCAGCAAATATCATCCTCGGACTTACGGGTCCCGGCGATAAGTTTACGTTGCGTTACGGCTTGTTAAAATTCAATTTATCTATCAGGCCGCTAAACGCAAAACAACTTATACGTATCAGTAAAGAGATATCGCATATAAAAGACTTATCCCACGATAAGAATATGTTTCCTGCACTCATGGACAGTGCAGATGATACTATTTATCTCGCCCGGGCTATAGCGATAGCCACAGGGACCAGATGGAGAGGACTTGTAACACGCGCAGTGATGCGCTTACCGCTGGAGGATATAAAGACACTTTTCAAGATACTGCACAAACAGTGCGACCCCGAACCTTTTTTTTTTACTATCATATTGGCGACAGGCCGCCTGAACGTACTGAAACCACCGGAGCAGTAGTAGGAGGAGACACATTCTTTGGCAAGATTGCACTGATGCGCACAAAGCTTCACTTATCAAACGATGAGATAATGAACAGAAGCTGGATAGCACTAAACCTTGAAATGGCCGACCTCCCCTGGTGGAGCCCCCATGCAAAAAAGGTTATTCGAGGTCAGGCAGCTATCGACCACTTAAAAAAATACACTAACAAGTCATAAATCAATGCAATGGCCTCTATCAAATATTCGGCAGAATTAGATACCTCAAAACTCGATAAGTCCATAAAGGACAGCAATAAGACTATCGGCGACTATGCAAAGAATATGGAGAAAGCCGGTGGTGAAATGGATAAGGCTTTTGACAAGTCAACCAAAAACCTTAAAGAATCCATTCGGGAACAAAAAGAGCTTATTAAATCGATAGAAAGAGATATAAAAGACTTACAGAAAGCATTTGATGATTCAATAGCTGGAACAGCAAAACTAGCAGTCTGGAAAGATTTAAAAGCAGCAAAGCAAGCACTAGCAGAAGAACAGGCCAGACTGAGTGACCTACAAAGAGAACAAGATGAATCTCAATATCCTAAAATCATCAATTCGGTAAAGAAATGGGCAGCTGGGCTAGTAACTCTGACTGCAGTCATTAAGACAACTAAGGCGATAATTCAATCTACCGAAACAACAATACTAAAATTTGAAAGTGCAGTAGCTCAAGCCAAAGCAGGTGTCGGTTATTTTTTCAAAGCAATAGCGTCGGGTGACTGGTCAAACTTTCTTAAGAATCTCGAGGCAGCAATAAAAGGGGCTAAGGATTATACAGAAGCAATAGCAAGCCTTACCAACAAACAAAACGAACAAAAGATCAAATCATCGGAACTCGATAAAAAGATCGGAGCGCTTCGTGATGAAACCTATGATCGTAATGCTGAGAATTATGAAAACAGAAAAAACGCCCTAGAGGAAATAATAAAGCTAGAGCGAGAAAAGTACACACAGGAAGCTGAATTAGCTAAGAAAGCCTATGAGATCAATCTCAAAAAGGCTGCCACCGATAGCGGATTATCGGAGAAGCAGATTGAGCATTTTATTACCGAATACAGCTCACTAGAAGAACTTATTGATAAAGGAGAAGAATATAATAAGCTAACAAAACTCATGTGGGGGCCAGGTGTGAACAATGAATACCTGGAAAGTCTTGAAAAAGCACGCAAAGCATTAGGGGAAAACGCAAAGGAGGCAGGGCTATATGCAAAGCAGGTAAGTAAGATTGTGCCTAAAGACAGGGAAGCATTATCTGAATATTTGGCAGCAGCCAATACAGCAGAGGCAGCATTCGCATCCAAAAACCGAAGGGATAAAATGCAGCTTGCAGAAGTCACGAATGCTATTATAAAAGAAGAAGAAAACAGAGCAAAAGCAATTACGGAAGAGGAAGAGAAACTAGCTGCTAAACTAAAGGAAATAAGGAATGAGGTAATTGCAGGGTATCTGGAAGGCAAAGACAAAGAGTTATTTCTCCTTGAACAGAAATACAAAGAGGACCTCGAACTATATAAGGACAGTGAGGCTATTAAGCTGTCATTGACTGAGAAATATGCTCAGGATCGGTATACTATTGAGATGAAGTACCTGGATAAAGTCAAGGCAGAGAACGCAAAGATGACAGCAGCCCTGCTGAAGATAGATCCTGGCAAAGGGTTCTCAATGCTCAACAGGACTCTGGGCGATAAAGCAATCGACGTCTCCGGGATGAAAGGGTTAGCTAAAGGATCTGCTGCATGGGCAGACAAGATGTCGGAAGAGATAACAGAAAACACTAATGAGTTACTCAAACAGCAGATTGAGTTAAGGAGGCAGATAACTGTAGAAGCTGCCAATCTTGTTTATCAGATAGGAGAGACACTCGGCCTTGATGATGAAAGCCTCGAAAAACTTGACGGACTTCTTCTTACTATCACAAGAGCCTCTTCGGGAGATATACCAGGCGCTGTCAGTTCTCTGCTGACAACGATATTATCCCAGATAGATGTTACGGATAAGTTTGCAGACAAAGTTGAGAGGCTCAATAAACTTATCGACCGACAGAATGATCTCATAAGAGAATCCGAACGGCTTGGAGGGACAGAGGGTGAGATGCGCAAAAGGATATCACTTCTCAATGAACAGTTAGCCCTTTTACAGGAAGAGTTAAAAAAGGCTGAGAAGTCACAGGAAGGGTGGTTCAACTGGTTCGCAGCATCCAATAAAGAGGTACAGAACCTCAAAGACAATATACAGGACGTACAGGATGCCATAGATGATGCAACGCAGGAACTGAAAGATTACATGGGGGGCTGGGTTACAGAGAACACTATCGCTGAAGCTATAGCTGAAGGATTCGCCTCCGGAAAGACATCAGTGGATGATTTTGCTGAGTACATGAACGAAGTCCTTCGTGATGCAATCCTGAATAAGTTTATGAGCGAGATGCTCGGTCCGGCGATGACCGAACTACAGAAATACATATCATTGTCACTATCTGACAATGTCCTCACTGCTGAAGAGAAAGCAGAGATAGACCAACGAGTTAAAGTTATTGCAGATAGTAACAAGGAGCTATGGGATGACCTGTCCGGCGCACTTAATATGGGTGAATCACCCACTACAGGGATGATGGGCATTGCACGACAACTGACAGAAGAGACAGGAGCGGAGCTGGCTGGATTATGGAGAAGGAGCGCGGATGACCAGAGACAAATGAGAGATTACACTAAAGAGGGGGTCAATCACCTGGTTGCAATCGAACATAACACATATAATACAGTAGAGGAGCTAAGGGTTGCCGTCAATGAACTACGCGACATTAATTCAAATACCAAACCAGTCTATTCGGGAGATATGTAATGACAACATATACATTAAATAGCGTCAATCTAACGACCTACGGGATAACGCCCGGACATGCCCCGGGAAGCAATATCGCTATGGCAGGTATATATGACTGCCCGCCACGAATAGGCGAGACACACCGCGAATGGGCCGATGATGATAGTGTGGAACCATACGTACTCGCTGACGAACTGTTCTATGGTGGCCGCGATATAACATTTTACGGAGCTATACTCGGAACAAACAAACAGATAAACGACTACCTGGAGGCATTATATGATGCAGTAGAAGCATTCGCCGACCTGGTAACACTTTCGACACCTTATGGTTCATTTAGCGTTCAGGTGAAAACTATAAAGCCTGAATTTTACATAGGTGGATGCAGCCTCGTGATAACATTTCGTGAACCGGTAGTCACTCTCGACAGTGGAGAGCTGCCATCGGAAGCCAGTAGCGCTTATATGATTGACAGCATACCGATGACATCCTTCGGGCTTTATTACAGCAAGGGTTCAGGACTACGTAGCCTGTCGGAACTCAAAGAACAATTTTATACTAAATATGGCGCAGAAGGCTACCAGATGACACGCCGTAAAGCTCGCAACTTTGGTATTCATGGTTTTATAATGGCATCCGGACTAACAGATTTCGAGTCAAAGGTAGAAGCCCTATATAAATGCTTTACAGGTACAGGGACACGGACTATTATTATCAACAGCGAGATAGAGGTGGAATGTTTTGCAGTAGAAGGATTCAAGGTGACAGGGGTAAGGCATTTTGTAAATGACATGATAGCATATTTCGACATGGATCTGATATGCACCAGCGTAACCCTTTACACAGCAGATACAACAGTAATAACAACCGATACAACAACAGTAACAGTTGATTCAGCATAGATGACAACAATAGGAATATACCGCCCAGGGACGCCTGCAACACTACAGGCAACAGTCGACATCGACGAAAAAACACGCATGATAAAGAAGCTCATGGGTGACTGGCATGTGATTGCCGACTTCAACGTGACATCAGTGCTGGATATACAGATAGGAGATTATATCACCTATGACGGAGAGAATTATTATATCAACCGGCTCCCGGACATAACGAAGCTGAACAACGCCACATTTCAATACAAAATAGACTTTGAGCATTCGCTGTATAACCTCAAGAAGAAACTATTTATCAGCTATGACGGCCTCGCTGATTTCTCCTATAACGGTACAGCCGAGGACTTCATAACAAATATTGTCGCAGCTATTAACGAGATAGACAGCGGATGGACCGTCGGGGATATTGACTCCACAGATCCTATCACTTTGCAGTTTACTAACGAGAGTTGTCATGCAGCCCTTGTCCGGGTAGCTGAAGCCTTTGGCCTTGAATGGACAATAGCGAGTAAAGCTATCAGCCTCGAAGCATCAGTAGGGACAATACGCGAACTGACATTTGAATACGGCAGAGGCAGCGGACTATATAAGCTCACACGCCAGCAGGTCCATGATCAGAATATAACGACTAAGGTGTATGGCTTCGGAGGAGACAAGAATATATCAAAGGACTACCGCGACCGCGCCAAGAGGTTAGTGTTTGCTGCCACAGGACAACAGCCATACGCAGCATCCGCATATCCGTACCTGACAAATAATATTGACCTGTACGGTACTATCGAGGGACAGTTTACCGACGACAACATATATCCACAGCGTACCAGCACACTAACAGGTGCCAGTATCTCTTTTGCCGCAGCAGCGCCCTACGCTTTTAGCGAGAGATCAAGTTATGTTGAAGATTCTTCAATGGATTTCGATATTAATGACTACCTCATTGATGGCAAGGTGGCAACTATAGTATTTAAAACAGGGGACCTGGCTGGCGTGGAGTGTGAGATATGGAAGTATGATAATACAAATAAGCGCTTTTATATCCGTAGCTATGCCGACGTGGATGGCTATGTCATGCCTAATTATAACAGCGGCTCACCTATACAGCCGGAGATAGGCGACAGCTATACACTTGTTAATATAGCCATGCCTCAGACATATATCGACACAGCAGAGGCCGAACTCCTGGCAGCTACACAGAGCTATATCAATGAGAACAGCGTGCCGGCAGTTGTCTATGACTGCCTTTTCGACTGGAAATATGCCAAGACACAAGAGTTGGAGCTCGACGCCGGGGATAAGGTGACAGTCACCGATAGCGACCTGGGTGTCGATGCACAGGTACGAATAGCTGCCATTGAATACCCTCTTGTCAATATATACAAGATAAAAGCCACCATTGCAGATTTCGTACCATACACCCTGCAGGAGCGTATCATCAAAACCACCATATCGACAAAAAAAGAAACAGTATTTGTTGAACGTCGAAACACAGAACTGGCAAGGCGCAATACTATGCGGCAAAACCAGATGCAGGGTATGCTGTTCGACAGTGACGGATATTTCGACCCGGAGAATATCAAGCCACTAAGTATCGAGACGACATACCTGTCCGTAGGTACCAAGTCAAGAGATTTCTGGCTCAGCAACGTAACCATCAAAGCTAACTATGAAGGTGACGCTAATGCATTATATGTCACAGCCGGATCACTTATTCACCTGCAGCTGGAGATAACAGGTGTAGGTTACGAATGGGTTATCAGTACACCACTTGACCAGGACAGCCTGACACCTGCTACAGCTTATTACCTGTACGCTAAATGCAGCACGTCAGCACTAACTGGAGAATGGATCCTCTCCGCCAGTCAGATAACAACAGAAGAGGTATCAGGGTATTATCATTTTCTTATCGGTATGCTCTTTGCCGTATCCGACGACCGCCGGGATTTTGACTTCACTAACGGGATGACATATATCAACGGCGGCACCATAACAACAGGCAAGATACAAAGCATAGGAGGCGACAGCTATTTCGACCTGACACAAAATAAGTTTATGGTGGGGGACTCTAATAGCTCACTGGACTGGAACGTCACAGCAGCCAGCACACTGACTATCAAAGGAGCACTGGTACAAAGCGGAGCAGGAACAACCTCCGTGTTACCATGCTTCAGAGGAGCTTATGCCTCCGGATACACATATTACAAAGGTGATGAGGCAACATACGAAGGCTCTACATTCCGTTGGATAAATGATACTGCGGCAAGCGGTCAGACACCTGCCGAAGGTGGTTACTGGACCGTCATAGCAGCTGCAGGAGCCGGTTCAGAGCCGGGTCCGCAGGGAGACCCTGGTAATTATATTGAATACCAATATGCAAAGAACGGCAGTACGACAACGCCGCCGTCAATAGTTAATACCGACCTTAACCCTTCAGGATGGTCAACGACACCGCCATCGACAGGCAACCTCGAATACTTGTGGATGACCAAAGCCACAAAGACATACGATGGCTCAGTATTGATCAGTAACTGGACAACACCAGTAAGGATAAAAGGAGAGGTAGGCGCAACAGGGGATACGGGTCCAGCGGGAGCTACAGGGGCAAGCCCTGCCGGAGTATATAGAGGGGAGTATGATTCAGGGTCAACTTATTACGGGACAGAACACAGGGTTGACATAGTTTATTATTCTGGCCTTTATTATGTAGCCAGGGTGGATGCAGGTGACGGCTTTAGCGACAAGGTGCCAACAAACACAGACTATTGGAATAGCTTCGGTGCTAATTTCGAGAGTATAGCCACAGGGTTACTCTTCGCTGAATTTGCTTATATCGAAAATCTAGGTGTACGACATTTCGCAGGAGAGCCAGTCGGTGTGGGTGACCTTGATGGTACGGTAGCCAATACCACAGCCAACCTGCCGGATATATACAGGGTATACCTCTCAGGAGATAGCGGTACAGCTAACATAGAATGTAATGGTACAACCAGGCTGGCGACATTCAATAGCTCATTATCTCAGACATGCGCTGATTTCGTAGCAGCTTATGCGAGTAGTTATCCCGGGTTAACACTGGGACATACTCCCGGAAATGATTATTTCACATTCACAGGGATTATTACCTCTTGCTCATTGACCCCTGTAAGTCCTAGTCTTTATGGTTACGCCCAGCATTACCAGTCAGCCGTAGCCAGGAAAGACACCATCACCCTGACGGGAGATTCAGGACAGGCAGAGATCACTTGTAATGCGATAGAGACTATGATATATTACAATGATACACTTCCGCTTACAGCCAGTGGCTTTGCTATAGTCAACGCTTCCGGGTGGGCTGCCAGTGGTGTACTTCTTTCAGCCAGCGCACAGTATGTCATAGCAGAGGCAGCAACAGCAGGGCT